AGATTAGGTTCTACTGGTAGGATTGTATTCCAATCGATGGCTGGAACTTATAACCTTGATTCATATATATCAGCAACTGGAACTGGTAATATTGAAGGTAGTGGATATTTTTATGGTTCTGAATTACATGTACCTGGAGCAATACAAACTCCGATAGTATATGATAGAAATAACTCTGGATACTTTGTAGACCCAGCTGGCCGTTCTCGTTTAGCATCAATGGATTATGGTAATGGTAGTTACTATTTAGCAGGTGGTTCTTGGGGTTATAGACACAATACTCCTTATGGGTATATTGAATTTGGACCTGCAAACTCTGGACATGCTCACATTTATACTGATAGAAGTAACTTCTATTTCAACGTAAATGAAATGTATCTTAATGGATATCGAGTAGCAATGTACAACTATTGGGTTGGTAATATGTACTTGGGAAGTGGTGGTGATTTTTACGCAACTATTTTCTATGATACAAATAATAGTGGATACTATTGTGACCCTGCTTCAACAAACCGATTAAACTTTGTAAACGCTAATAACATTTATATCAACGCTGGTCACATGTTATATAGTGATAGTGGTGGTTGGACAGGTGAATACAACAAAATACAATGGCATAGTTCCCACATGTATTTCCAAAAAATGCAAGAGGGATATTGGATATTCAGAAGACCGTCTGGTTCAGAACCACATCAATTTGCAGTAGATGGTAACCATTACACTGCTTATTTAGGTTGGTTATCTAACTGGGCTAACCAAAACGTAAGAACTGATGCTGGACCTACATTCCAAGAAGTTTATGTAAACGGATGGTTTAGAAATAACACAAACGGACACGGACTTTATAATCAAAATAGAGGAATGCACTGGTACACCAATAATGGATATTGGAAATCAGCTGGTGGTGGATATGGATATGGTGGTATTGTAATGTACAATAACTACGAATCTGATTTAAGAGGATACTCTGGATATTGGGATGGTAGTGGATTTGGTATGTTGAATAGTTCTGGTAACTGGCAGATTCGTATTGAATATGGTAACGCTCACATGGAGTTGTATCGTATTACATATATGAATGATGCTAGAGCATACATTTATTATGATAGAAATGATACCGGTTACTATATGGACCCGAATGCTCGTTCTCAATGGTTGGGATTGGAAGATAGAGGTAAAGGTAATATTTCAATTACAGGTAAATCAAACTGGAGAAGACCGCAAGATTATACTGGAGATAGAAACTATTGGACAGGTGCAATGGGTTGGGGCACTACGGACTTCAACTGGGTAATGGATTGGGGTGGTGGTGATATTGATACTTGGTCAAACCCGGCTAACCAACCTCCTGGAACTTCGCATTGGGTGGGTGTTCAATCATATCACTATGTAAACTCTTATAATAGTGGATATGGATGGCAATTAGTTGGTGGACCTGTTGATAGATTATGGTTTAGAAACTCTTGGTCTGGTAACACTGGTTGGAAGGCACAAATTGATTCTAACAACAGAGCAGAATATTGTTTACCAACATACGATTTTACTACAACATCAAGATTATACTTCTTATACAATAGAGGATACTATGGTACACAAACCGATTCGGCAATGTGTCAACCATATTCTACTGGTAATAACGGAGCATTCATGTCATTCCATAAAAGTGGATACTACGCCATTAACTTAGGTTTGGATGGTGATAACCTTATAAGATGGGGTGGATGGTCATCTAGATGGCAGAGATATTATTTGAATGATGATACATTGGGTACTCCTTATGTACTTCGTTCAAACTTTGATAACTATGGTGGTGGTGGTGTTTGGGTATCTGATGATGGTGACCTTTGTGATTTGAACGATGGTTACTTAGCATTAAGAGCTTCGTATGGTTTAAGAATTCACACTGGTAATAGAGGTGGTGGTGCTACTATCGCATTAAGATATGATGGACAGATTATAGCATCAAACAACATCATTGCGTATGGTTCTCCTTCGGATAGACGATTAAAAGATAATGTAATACCTTTAGAAAATTCATTAGAAAAAATAATGAAAATGAGAGGTGTTGAATTTGATTGGAGAGAAGGTACTGATGAATACGAAACAACAGGATTAAGACATGATATTGGATTTATCGCTCAAGAAGTTGAAGATATAGTTCCTGATTTGGTTAGGGAGGGTGCTGATGGATATTTGGCAATTAGAGATAGAGGTATTCCAGCATTACTATTGGAAGCTATTAAAGAATTGAAAAATGAATTAGATGAAACTAAAAAAGAATTAAAAGAATTAAAAGAAAAAATGAGTTTTGAATAAAAACTATATATTTATATATATAAAACGGAATAATTATGGCAATTAAAATAGCAGCATCAATTGGAACATCCCAAGGTATAACCGATGGGGCTTATGTAAGAATACATCGCTATGTGGTGGATAGAAACAAAGGTGCATTGGAATTATATGTGAGTATTTTTAAAGATGAAGAAACGGCACGATTATTAGAAACAAATATTTCTAATCGTATGGGTGCACCTATTCAAGAAAGATTTCTTGCAAAAGTAGATGCAATACCACATTGGCATTCAATAGAAATGGCTAGAGTTGAAACTGAAATTATAGATGGTAGAGAGTATCAAAAGAAAGTACCTGATTTTAGTGCATTAGAGGGAGATAATATATTTGCAAAAGCATATCCTTTGTTAAAATCAAAGATAGCAGCAGATTTAATCGAAAGGAATGTAATTCAATCGGCAACAGTATTACAAGACGTATAAAACAAAATAAAATGACAACACATATAGAAGATAAAATTATATTTGGAAAAACAATTAATACTGTTTTTACTAATTTATTAAGATACGATTTAGAATACGATGATTGTGTACTTAGATATGAATTAAAGTATCGAAATCCTAATAGAGAATCAGTAGCAATTCCAGATGTTGTTATAACTAATGGAGAATGGAAAGTTCCTGAAACGGTATTAAATGCATGGAGTGGTAGTAATTATTTTTTAGCAGAAAAATTATGTGAAGATTTTAATTTTACAGTAATAAGGCATGATAATAGTTAATTTATAATTTAATATATTTATACTAAACAATAACAAAATGGCAATTAATTATACTTGGAAAATAACATCCTTAAAAAAAGCAAATAATAACGATTTAGAAAATGTTATTATTGGAACAAGATGGGAATGTATTGGTACAGATGATTCTGATGGAGTATCTGGTACATTTGTGGGAGCAACCCCATTTTCATTAAATTCGGTAAACCCTGATAACTTTGTAGAGTATTCATCTTTAACCGAAACTGAAGTTTTGGGTTGGATTAAAAATCACGTTAGTGGTTCTACACCAACAAACTATTGGCCTCATATTAGTGAGAGAATCGAAAAAGCAATTGAAGCTAGTAGAGGAGTTGTTCAAGATGTAAACGAAATAGATTTACCTTGGTCACCTGTATCTGGTTCTAATTCTGGTTCAATAGCACGATAATAATATAAAAAATGGTATAGTTTAAATATCCAAAGCATTATATTATGTTTTGGATATTTTCTTTATATTTATATCTGTATTTCACAACTAGCAAATACAAACTTAAAACACAAATTGGAGAAATAAAATGGCAGAAAGAATCGTATCACCTGGCGTATTCACAAGAGAAAATGACCTATCCTTCTTAGCGCAAGGAATTGGTGAAATTGGAGCAGCATTCATAGGACCTTTTAAGCAAGGACCTGTATTCGTTCCAACCATTGTGAGAACACAATCAGAATTCGAAAGTATATTCGGAACACCTGATGGGACTTATTATACTGAATATGCAGTACAAAACTACTTAAGAGAAGCTGGAGTAGCAACAATCGTAAGAGTTGGTGGAGTTGGTGGATACCAACAAACCGCACCTTTAGCTATTTTTGCTAGTGGTTCTCAAAATCAAAGTTTAGGAACAAAATTAATTGGTGTATTACACTCAACAAAAAATGGTTTTCAAAACTACGGATTTCAAGGAGCAATTGTATCAAGCGATAGTGTTAATGATGGTTCATTTATTTTATCTGGATCTGGGTTACCTTGGGTATCAGCATCCATACTACCATCAGACCCTAATGATTTAGCCGATGTATTTGGTGAATCTCCACTTGGTACTAAAGCAGCTTATGTATATAATTATTTTGAAAATGTAGCATCATTTTACACAGGTTCAGCAACAACTGGTTCTGGTGCAAATAATATTGTAATAAGTAGAGTTGTATTACCAACACAAGATTTCGCATTTGATGCACAAGCCGCAGAAACTCCATTTGTTCAATCACAATTAATTAGTGGTGAGAGATATGACCTTTTCAAATTTGTAACTTTAGGACATGGTACATTATATAATACTAAATTTAAAATTGGTATTTCTAATGTAAAGGCAGCTGGTGAAGATGGTGGTACTGATTATTCTACATTTACTGTAACAATCCGTTCATTCGGTGATACTGATAAGAGAAAGAGTGTTGTTGAAACATATAACAATGTAAACTTAGACCCTGCTTCTCCTAACTATATTGCTAGAAGAATTGGTGATAGATATTTCACAATTGGTTTGGATGGTAAAATGACAGAATTTGGTGATTATACAAACAAATCACAATATGTGAGAGTTGAAATGTCACTTAATAGTGTAGCAAATCCAATATCAGCAGCACCATTCGGACATGGAGCATATACAAATCCAATTAAAGCAACAAATAACGCAGAATCGCTTTTAGTACCTGCTGTAACATATCAAACTAATTCTACTGGTAACACATCATCATCTCCAATTTATTATTCTGGATTTGATTTTGAAACAAACGGAATTAAATTAGATAACGCAAACTACTTAAAACCAATTCCAACAAACGCTGAGACTGGTTCTAACGTAGCATTTGCATTTGATGCAAACGGATTAACTTATGTAATGACCGGTTCAGTTTCATCTGATATGGTTAAGAGACAATTTGTATTAGGATTCCAAATGGGATTTGATGGAACTAACCCAACTATACCAATATTAAAAGCTGGTGATACTGGTTGGGGTAATGGTAATACGCAAGGATTCAATTGTTCTACTTCAACATCATCTGGTTCGGTTGCATATACAAAAGCAATTGCAGCTATTTCAAACCCTGATGAGTATGATATTAATATGGTGGTAACTCCTGGTATTGTAAGAAGATTACACCCAGCTATTACTACTAGAGTAATTGATATGGTTGAAGAAAGACAAGATGCATTCTATATCGCTGATTTCAACGATTACGATGATACAATAACTATGGCAACTGACGAAGCTAATTCAGTAGATTCAAACTACGTTGGTACTTACTATCCTTGGGTTAAAACAATTGATACAAATACTAACAAACTTACAACTGTTCCACCATCTACATTGTTACCAGCGGTTTACGCTTCTAACGATAGATTGGCAGCAGAGTGGTTCGCACCTGCTGGTTTGAATAGAGGTGGTATTGTAGGAGCAGTTAGTGTATTGAATAGATTAACACATTCTGAAAGAGATACTCTATATGAGAACAAAGTAAACCCAATCGCAGCATTCCCTGGACAAGGTATTGTAGCATTCGGACAGAAGACATTGCAAGATAAGGCATCCGCTTTAGATAGAATCAATGTTAGAAGATTACTTATCACTGTTAAGAAGTTTATCGCATCTACTTCTCGTTACTTAGTATTCGAACAAAATACTTCAGAGACTAGAGGAAGATTCTTGAACACTGTTAATCCATATTTGGAAACAATTCAACAAAGACAAGGTTTATACGCATTCAAAGTGGTGATGGATGAAACCAACAACACTCCGGATGTAATAGATAGAAATATTATGGCGGGACAAATTTTCTTACAACCGGCTAAGACAGCTGAATTCATAGTAATTGATTTCAACATCTTACCAACTGGAGCAAGTTTCTCAGCATAATATAAAAACAAACAAATTAGATATTTATAATTAAATAAAAGGGCAATAAAAATGGCAGATATTCTATCCTTCGATAAGATGTTCTATACGAACTTCGAACCAAAAATGAAAAACCGTTATATAATGGAGTTGACTGATACGTCAATCCCATCATTTACGGTAAGTGCGGCGAATCGCCCATCAATTCAATTTGAAACTGTAAAAATAGACCACATCAACGTTTATAGAAAGTTGAAAGGTAAAGGTGAGTGGCAAGATTTGGAGATTACCTTGTATGACCCAATCGTACCATCAGCAGCACAGGCAGTAATGGAATGGATTCGTTTATCACATGAATCTATTACTGGTAGAGATGGATATGCAGAAATGTATAAAAAAGATATCGATTTTTACCTATTAGGACCGGTTGGTGATAAAATTGAACAATGGAAGTTGAAAGGTGCATTCATTCAAGCAGCTAACTTTGGAGATTTAGCATATAGTACAACTAACGAACCTGTAACAATTACATTGACATTAACTTACGATTACGCAATCTTAGAATTCTAAACAATATTCCTTACGGAAGCTACCGAAGGATAACCCTCATCAGAAATGGTGGGGGTTTTTTATTTTCAAAAATTTTAATTTAATGTATTTATATATACAAACTTAAAATAAATAAAGTTATGAGCGAAAAGCAATATGATTTTCCAACGGAAGTGTTGGATTTGCCATCGGAAGGTAAGGTATATCCAAAAGATAACCCACTATCATCTGGTAGGATTACAATTAAATTAATGACAGCAAAGGAAGAAGATATTCTTTCTTCTACAAACCTTATCAAAAAAGGTGTTGTATTGGATAAACTATTCGAATCTATTATAGTGGATAGTGTAAACCCAAAAGATATTATAATTGGTGATAAGAACGCAATTCTTTTAGCAACAAGAGTATTGGGTTATGGACCTGAATACGATTTTTCATTCTACTCATCAAAGACAGGAGATTATATCAATGTAAATATGGATTTAACACAGGTTAAAACCAAAGATGTGGATTTATCCCTATTTAATAATAAAAATGAATTTGAATACGTTACACCTCATGGTAAAAACAAAATAGTATTTAAAATTCTTACACATGGTGATGAAAATGATATTGATAAAGAAATTGAAGCTCTTAAAAAATTAAATAAAGATTTATCATCTGATATTACAACCCGTTTGAGATATATGATTAAATCAGTTGATGGTAACGCTGATATGGGTCACATTACTAGGTTTGTTAATAATATGAGAGCTTTGGATAGTAGAGCATTTAGACAACATGTTAAAGAAATATCTCCGGATATGGATATGACTTATACTCATACACATAGTGATGGTGAGGTGGAGGAGGCGCCTATCACATTAGGGGTTGGCTTTTTTTGGCCTTCCACCGGGTCATAGTATAGAACTACATTCTCAAATATTTGATATGGTACACTACGGAAACGGATTTACTGTTATGGAATTGTACCAAATGCCAACCCGATTGAGAATGTTCTATTATAATAAATTAGCTGATGCAAAAAAGAAAGAAAACGAACAAATAGAAAAATCAAATAAAGCAGCATCAGCATCAAAAGTTAGGGTTAGACGATAATCCTAACTTTTTTGTTTATAAGATATTTATAGATGTTAAACTATATACATTATGAAAAGATATAAAATATCAGAATCTAAATTAAATGAGTTTTGGGGATGGTTTGGTAAAAAGAAACCACAAACAATGCAGCAAGTTATAGATAATGACCCTGTTTTAAAACAATTAGATAAAGAATTGGAAAATATCGCAACTAGTTATATTCCAAGATTTAAACAAATGAAAAAAGAAGACCCTAAACTATTTAAAAAGATGCAAGATATGGGTATTATTGGAAAAAGTTGGTAGAAACACAAAATAAATGGTAGAAAAACTAACAGTAGAACAGCAGGAAGAACTTAATCAATTATTAGCGGATAACGAAAAAATAAAAAAACGAATCCTTTCAATAAATGAAAAAATAGCCGCTGCGTCTGGTTCTGAAAAAAGAGATTTAGAAACAACATTAGCTAGTGCTAAATTGAAGTTGGAAATGCAAATAAAGCAAACCAAACAACTTCAAAAACAAACTGAAGCTTACGAATATCAAGAAAAAACTTTGAAATCGTTGGCATCAATGTCTCACGAAGCTTCACATGCGTTAAAAAAACAAGTAGTTGATGGAAACATTTTAGCTAGTGTAGCTCAAATGACTATAAAGATGAAGCAAGCCGAAATAACTTTAGAAGGTGAAGCTTTAAAGAAATCTGTAGCAAGAAGAACTACACTTGAAGGATTATCTGCACAGGTAATGAAATCTGCTGAAGAATTGGGAGCAACGCATCACAAAGAATTATCGGATTCTCAACAAAAAGAAAAATTTCTAAAAAGTATTGCCCATCTTACAAAAAAACAAAAAGAAGAAGCTATACTATTATATGAAACAAATAAAAAATTAGAAAAATCAATAGAACGTCATAAAGCTTTACATGAACAAATGCATAAAGTTATGCACCATCTTCCCGGACCAATAAGCGAAGCTTTGGATTTTACAAAAAGTATGGTATCTAATCTTGGAAAGGGTGTATTTTTTACTGGATTAATGGCAGCTGGATTAATGGCAGGGTTGCACGCATTTATGGAAATGGATGCGGCATCGGCAAAGTATAAAGAGAATACAGGATTCACCAGTAATATGACCAAAGAAATTGATGATACAGTACATCATACTGGGTTGGCATATAGAGGGTTAGGGGTTACTATGGAGAAGGCTTATGAGGTTCAAAATCAATTAGCCAATGCTCAAAGTGATATGTTCCACTTTGCACAAGGTACTACCGATGCGTTATCCCTTATGGAAGCAACAATGGGTATTACCGCAGTTGATTCAGCCGCAGTACAATCATCGTTTGAACAAATAGGTGGATTATCTGAAGCAAGTGCGGCCAATACTCAATTGATGGCGGCTAAATTAGCAGAAGGAGTTGGTGTATCTCCTGCTGAAATGTTTAAAGATATGTCAAAAAGTGCTGGAGTTCTTTCTAAACACATGAAAGGTAATGTACAATTATTCATACAATCTGCTGTAAAGGCTAAAATGTTAGGTACTTCATTGGAAGATGCTGGAAAACATGCTGAAAAGTTATTAGATTTTGAAGCTGGTATTGAAGATGAATTAGTAGCAGCAACTTTTGTTGGTGGTCAATTCAATCTTAGTAGAGCTAGAGCATTAGCGTATGAGGGTGACATTTTAGGTGCACAAGAGGCAACATTAGATGCATTGGAACAAAGTGGGGATTTTACTAAAAAAGATTATCACACTAAAATGGCCTTAGCTAAAGCAGCTGGTATGGAAGTGGAGGAAATCGAAAAACAATTAGGTATTCGAGATAAGTTAGGTAAGATGGGAGGCCAAACTTTAAAAAATGCACAAGAACTTATAAATTCTGGTGTTGATATTAGCGAAATGGATGATGCTACATTAAAGAAAAAAGCAGAACAATTCGCAACCCAACAAAGAATCACCAGTCAAATGGATGAATTTAAAAATGCCATAGCTGGTTCGGTGGAGCAAATTGGTGGTAGAATGTTACCTGCATTTCAATCATTAATGCCTATTTTAATTACGATGGCTGATATATTTGGTGTAATAGCCAAAGTAATTGAGTTTATAGCATCCAGCACAGCAGGACTGGTTGGATTTTTTGGAACATTGGCTATCTTAAGTGGTATTATATTAGCTAATAAGATAAGAACTTTTGCGATATCTAAAATGACAGCAATAGCAGATGCCCAAGCTGCAGGTAAAAGTATGTTGGGGGCAGTAGCTAGCATTTTTAGTGGACAAGGAAAAACACCAATACTTGGTGCAATTATTGCAGCAACTATGGTTGGTGCATTATTTGCGGCCGCCGCTAAGGCTAGTAGTTTTGGAAACGACATATATTCAGCTGGTATGGGTAAAAGTGGGTATGGTAAACGAACATTATTCGGACCTGAAGGAGCTATCCAACTTAATAACAAAGATTCGGTAATAGCTGGAACTGATTTATTTTCAAATTCAAAGCAATCACAATCACAACCATCGGTAATACAAACAGCATCACCTGTGGCATCATCAAACAATAATATGATAAATGCATTAATAAATGAATTTAGAGGTGTTAGAGCGGATATGGCTGGTGGTAAAATAGGAGTTTATATGGATAACGATAAGGTTACTGCAAATGTGGCTACAACAATGGAACGTAGTACTAGAAATAATTTTGCATTAACATAAAAAATAATTAGATGCCAACTTTAGAAGAATTATTTAGAAACAAAAAATACGATAGACTTGGGGATAAAACTCCACAAGAAGCATTTGCTGTAAGAAATAGTAAGGATATTCAGATATCAACAATAAGTCCTTTACTTAATAAAACATCAGTACCTTTAATAAATAAAATAAGGTTAGGTGGAACTGCTGAAAGATTTACGGAAACTAGAGTTGAAAGTGAATTGGTTGGATTACTTCCATTTGCTAATTTTTCCTCAGCCATATTATATGGTACTGATATTCTAAGAATTTCATCTCAAAATACATCATTAGGAGAAGCTATGAAAGCTGGAACTGGTGGTAGGGGGTTAGTACAAACTGCCGCTAGAGTAGTTGGTGATACTGTTGGTGAGGCGGTACAATTTGGTGGTTCTAGATTATTAAAAGTACCATCAACATTTAACGCAAAGAGTGCAATAACAAAAGCTGGAGCAGCTATAAAAAATACATTAGGTTCTTTATTTCCGGATGTATTAATTCCATCTAAAATAGTTGCAAGCCCAGCGTTTACAGCTAAAGTTCCGGGGTTTAATGAAGAATATAGAGTTCATGAAACATTAGCAAATTTAAAAGCATTTTCATCTGGGACTAAATTAGCATCATTTTTAGCAAAAAACGCAACGGGAACACCTGACCAAATTAAACAAGCGGTTATTGGACAGGGATTGAATATAGCACAACAACAAACGAAAAAATTTGTATCAAAGCAATTAGTTAAAGTATTATCTAAAGGAGGTGATAAGGCACAACAAATGGCAAAAGAACTTCAACAAAGTCAAGTTGTTTTTCTTAGAT